AAATACCATCGCTTTTTAATACTTTGCTTGTTTTTTTTGTTTTTTGGTCGAAGATTTCCGTTAATACTTCTGGTGATGGTCTGGACATATTTAAATATATTACATACTTTGTAATATATTTATTATATTTTAATTACCACTGTCCTCCTGATATATTGCTTTTACTGGTACTTTTATCAGTAGATGGGTGTTTTGTGCTTTGGGTTTCTTGGAGAACCAACAATAGTTTGGTTATATCAGAGTGCAGGTTTTTTGCTTCTGATAACGGTATAATAAAATCTTTGCTGTTTTTTGATTCAAAAAACTTAATTTTATCTATGAAATTATTGATATGTATCATGCGTTGGTGATGTTTTATACGGTCCTAAATATTCGTTACGCTGAAGAATAATTAGCTTTGGACTTAAGATCTCTCTCCACTTGTTTTTAATTTTAACCATGTAATAGCCAGCGGCAAATAATGATTTACTATTTTCCTTCTTGGTGTATAGTGGAAGTTTTAATTTTAAATCCCATACAGCATTGTACAAATTTCCAGTGAATGAATAACCGTATAATGTGTTATTGTTAACTCTACTTACACCATTAAAGTCAATAAATTCAATATTTGTTTTTTTCTTTAAAGTTTCTAATGTTTTAAAGATTGTTTTGTTGCCTTTCATGTTAAGTTCAATATTATCATTAAGTGTACTAATCTCGCCTACTTTAATTGAGCCATTTTTTAAAATCCAAAAATCATTTGATATTTTTTTTGCTGTGATCATGTTGATAAATCTCCTTGATATGTTTTATTAAGCCATTTTGCATACTGATCGGGTTGATTTGATATATTATTCAATTCATATTTTCCACAAAAGCGTAGAAAATGTATTCCTACGCCGCCCACATCACTAGAAGTGATTGTTGTTACTATTGTTTCGTCTGTTGTATCTTTGATGTTTTCTGGCTGTGCTGTTAAATCTATTAAATGTTTATTTCTTTCGTAGTCGTCTAATACTCGGTGTTCCACATCATTATGGTCAGTCCAATGTTGTAACATTAAGTTATTCCAAGCATATCCTTTTTTATCCATATCTTCAAATGCTTCTAATAAACCTATACGTTTCTTAGTGCTTTTCTTTCGTACTCCAGGAAAAGCACTAAAAACATTATCTGCTGAATCACCTCTCATGCATTTTTCAAATAAAAGCCATTTAGGGTTAGGGGGCATTTTAGGCTCTTTTGTTTTTTTATCAATTACGGGATTATTTTTGTAATCGAAAAAGCCGTCAAGAGTGATTAATTGATCTGTGATACCGTTGTATTGCACAACATGATTTGTGAGTAACTGATAAAAATCAGAATCACTACTAACAATGATATGGTCATCCGTTGGATGTAAAGCAATCCACCTAGCAATTAAGTCGTCTGCTTCAACATTGTTGTTTTTAAGAACGGTACAATTTGTCCTTTCTTGTATGTATTTATTAAAATTCTCAAAAATCTCAAAAAACTGCGTATCTTCTTCGATTTCTTTTTCTGTTCTTTTGTCGCGTGTATCTTGTCTATTTTTCTTATACGGTGGATAAAAATCCTTACGCCAACTACGTCCGTCTAAACAAAAAACAACGTGATCTGCGCCGTACTTTTTTACAACTTTATTAACTGACGTGAACATTAAATGTAGACAAAAGCCTAACTTTGTCCATGTGTCACTAGCACGATGTGTTGAATGTCTTGCTCTAAAAAACAAGTTCATTGAGTCAACTAGAATGTATTTCATAGGTTAAATTAAATTATTTTTAACTATGTATTTTAACAAATACTTAGACCATTCAGTATGGCCATCTTCGCCAAAATGATAGGATTGAGGTGAAACTGTATTAATGTTATTTTTTAATAGGTGTTCATTATAACTAAAGTTTTCGTAAGGTTTTATGTAAGAGTTACCCCAATCATATTTTACCTGTATTGAAGAAAAATCATTATTACCATTAAAGAATATATGCTTGATATTTCTTTCATCAAGCCACTTGTGTAATTCAATTATGTCTTTGTGTGCTTGATTTGTTTTGTGGCGCCAATTAACACCTGCAATATACTCTTTGTATTTTTCTTTGTGTGAATCCGGAACGATATCGTCGCCACTTGCGTTAATTTGATAATAAACATCATCAATTAACCATTCTTCGCGCTCCCATGTACTCCATCCAATAATAACAAATAAATCAGTCACATCTTGTGGATATTCATTGATATATTGTTTTGTAGTTCTGATAATTCTATCATTACTTGCGGCACTTTCTGCATCACAAAAAAAAGCCATTTTTAGTAATATACTTAGTTTTCGACCCCAGGACACGTTTAAGTTATCTGGATGTGGCAATCTACCTAAATGAAATAAATTTGGATCATCTTCCGCAAATGCATGAGGATTTACTGCCTCTGCCGCGGCAGTATGGCTATCGCCGTTTACATATAATATCATTAACTAATTTCGGTTCTGCCGTTGCCTAAGTCTGTTTTACGAATTTTAGGATCACTTTGTTCTTGTTCGTATGTTTCCATAACAACATTCCTACAAACATTTTGAAACCATTGGTCTACCATGTCTGCGTCTGTTTTGCCCTGATAACCCGCCTTCATTAGACGTGCAATAAAAAAATCATTCCAATCTAATTCAAATGAACCACTACTTATGTCTTGCATGTCAATATCCATATCCAATATAGATACCCACGCTTCGCCATTTTTTGTAGCTTGGTCCTTTGCAGAAAGTAATTGTGCTTTGTCTGCTTCTTTTTGCTTTTGTTTTTTACTTTTGAATATGTCGCTAAAACTCATTAGATTTATATTTGTTGTTCAACTGTGTCATTAACAAACTTATCATTTGTTATAATCTTATTCCACATTTGATTGTCCTTCCATTCTTTTTTAATGTCATTACTAAATTTAATGTCATTAACGCCCCAATCAACCCAATCCATATCTTCTCTACGAGATTCAGCGTAACCAGTTGCTGTTTCGTGTACACGTACAGCATACAACTCAACGTCCTTCTCTCCATTATTAAATACAGTATTCTTAACAATGGTATCAATTACTTTAAACATCATAAGAGAATATGCCTCTGCTGATGGGCTTACGGGCATTTCTATATATCTTGCAGAATTTGTGTGAATGAAGTCTTTAAAGTCATCACTCTCTTTATCCCACATACTATATGCGTGGTCAAAAGAATCAACAAAGTCTCCGATCGTACTTTTCATCAAACCAAAGTCCATAATCATTTGACCGTTATCAAGTCCTTTGCCTGTGAAGAACACTTCTACGATGTAACTGTGACCGTGTAGACTAAACTTACATCTATCACTTGAACAATTACGAACAATATGAGCACCTTCAAATTTAAACTGTTTTCTAATTATCATTTACTTATTCTCTACTTTAATTAATCTTTCAGTTGATGTTATATCGTGGTAGTCACTATCTTTCATTTTGTGATCACGCGTGGATGTTGTTTTTTCTAGATATCCATCTTTTACTTTGTACGTAATGTACACTTCTTTTATTATATTGTCTTGTAGTGCTTCTACAGCACTTTTAAATGGTCCATCTTCCATTATAACTCCTCTGCTATGCCTAAAAATTCTGCTAATAGGAATGCTAATGCAAACAGTCCTATACTATTCCATATTAATAATACTGCGCAACCTGCTATACGCAGTCCGCTCTTAACTAAGCTAATATAAAAATGTTTTTTACTAACGTCTACTGGTTCTACCATTTAAGTTCCCCAACTATTTCCGAATAAGTTAATATGTAATCTAGGACTAAATTTGTATCCGTGTTTCATACATAAGTCTGCAACGTTACGTTCAGTGAGTTCTTGCCCCTCCAATGTTGCACCTTCTGGCATTAAAAACACATCTTCAACTTCAACACCAGCATCGCTATATTTATTAAGTGCTTGTTCTACTTCTAAAATATCTTCGCTATCTCTAATAACAAACTTTAAATTAATATTAGAGTTATGTACTTTGTTCATAGACAATAACGCACCTGGATCAATTGTTATAGATTGATCTTCGCCTGTTAGTGATAGTTTTGGCGATGTCATCCAAGTAACATCAAATCCTTTGGTATTTAAAAATTCGATAAAATCGTCTGTAACTGTTTTTGATCCATTTGTTTCAAATGTGATATGTGTTAAGTCTTTAAATTCAATATGACTTAATAACTCA